CGTAAAAGGTACTACGATTAAAGTCCGTCGCTGTCTTTTTACAGCAGCATCGTAAATTATCTGGCAAAAAAATACTGTTTTACCCCATCCGCAAGGGGCAACGACTAAGGCTCTTTTGTAGATTTTTGGATTTAGAGCATCATACAGTTCTCTTTTAAGAGCTTTTTGGTCATCTCTTAATTGAATTTGTGGTTTAGTCGGTGCAAAAAGTGTTTGTGTTTGTATTGCTAGTGTCATGTTTTTATTTCAGATTATATTTTAGTTTCGATAAAATCTATAGTCAATTGTAAGCAACTATTTTTTGTAACCTTTTTAGACAAATCTATTTTGATTTGTATTTCATTTTCGATAAAATCTAAAATAGGTTTTATTGTTTTTTTTGTTTCTGGTAGTAAAATATCCAAATGTTTACCATCTCCCTGTATTTTTTTCCTGTTTGATTTTATTTCAACCCAACTAAGATAAGGTACAGAATTATACTCTAAAGCTAAACAAGCTTCTACTGTAACTATTAATTTTTTAGAATATTTATTTTGATATTCAATCCACACCTTGTATTTACATTGAGTTAGACTTTGGCAAAAAATTTCCAGTGTTCCCTGTAGATAGGAAAATCCGTCTTCTGTCTTTATTTGCCATTCCGAGCGATTAGAATGGCTAAAAGTTTCTTTACAAAAAACCTCAATTTGTTTTAATGCTTCTGTTTTGTTCATTAGCGTTAATCCTTAGCTTTAATTGTTTTGATAAAACCTAAAATAGTCTCCATTATCTTTGTCGCTTCTGGGATCAAGATATTTAAGGTTTCGTTGTCTCCTTCACTTTTTGGTTCTTTTTTAATCAAATCTATCTCAACCCAAACATTGTATTTTCCTTTTAGCTCGTCTGGATAGAGAATATTGATAGAGCCTTCTAATACTAAATCGGTGAAAACATCTATTTGCCTTGGCTTAAGAGTCCATTTTGAGTAATCAGCTATTTTATAGGCAGTATCACAAAAAACTCTGATTTGTTTTAACACTTCTATCATTTTGTAAGCATCTATTTGCCATGTGTCCATGTGTTGCTCCTATTTACTCTTGGATTTCATCGAGAATAAAGTTAAAAATATTTAACATTATTTTTCGGTATTGACTAACTAATTTCCAATGTTCTGCACTCCATAGCTTATGTCTATAATAGGCAAAATTCTTAAAAACTATAATGTCTTCATACCGATCACTCATGTCTTCAGTAGGAGGATTTATCCAAATTTTAAACCTTCCTATTTGGTTATTTTGCCACTGAACACACTTAAGTCGTCCGTCTAATCCCGTACAAAAACCGTGTTTAATCTCTATGTTGTCATTAGAAAAAGTTAAGCATTGAATGATTTTGTAGTCATTATCTGTAAAATCAGAATTCCAGTCTAAATCCGGGTATTTTTCTTCACAGAAATTGAATATTTTTTCTGTTACTTGTTTTATGTCCATTTGTTACTCCTGTCTATTCTTGGATTTCGTCTTCAATAAAATTAAAGATTTCTCTTGCTATTTTTCTGGCTTGTTTTACTAAAAGCCAGCTATCATCATTCCACCCGTCATGAGTGGCAATCGTAAACTCTAACTCGCCATTCTTATCATGGTTTAGACTTACTTGATCGTAAGAATAACGCTCTTGTTTTTCTTCTGAGCGAATTTCTAGCTCCAGTTTAAACAAAGAGCAAGAGCCAAGAATAAGTGAAACATCCTTACAATTATCAATACCACTATAATAATCCCATGCCCATTTTAAATCTGGGTATCTTCCCTCACAAAAATTAAATAACTTTTCCGCTATTTGCCGTGTGTCCATGTGTTGCTCCTATTTACTCTTGAATCTCATCGAGAATGAAATTAAAAATGTCTAGCATTATTTTTCGAGTTTCTCTGTATTTGTTATCAAAATAATCAGATTTTGAGTTTCTAATATAATTAAATGCTATTTGATTCTCATTTAAGACTATAAACTCGCCAACCCAATCTAATGAATTTAAAGCACCCACCCCTATCTTTACATACAAGCCTTCACTGTATTCACTGTATTCATCGACTGAACCACCGTCACCAACTTTTAATAGCATTTCTATTTCAGGCGAATCGGTTAAATCAGTTACTCCCTGAATAGTTTGATTGTATTGATCGTAATCAAGTTTGTGGAATATCCATTTTAAATCTGGGTATCTTCCCTCACAAAAATTAAATAACTTTTCCGCTATTTGCCGTGTGTCCATTTGTTACTCCTGTTGGGTGAAATTACTAGGAAATACCTACTGATTCCTCTACTACAATACTGTGATGACCGTTGCGGCTTAAAGCGTTTAAATAAGCCATTAATCGACTTTGGTGCATAGAGGTTTTAATCTTGCAAGGCTTATTTCTTCTATCTATTGTCCTGATCGTGTATCTCATTGTTTCCAATCCTTTAGGTGTCTTTTGCAGTAATCTAAATGCGCTTTAAGTCTTTTGGCAGACTCTTGCTCATCTGTCCCTCTGATAAGTCCTTTGTTCCTATCAATGTCATCTTGACTTGATAATTTAGCCCATGTTTTTTTAGTTTCTTCTGTCATGATTACACCTTTACTTTTTTAAAACCTCGTTGTTCCAAAACTTTATTATACTCCTGAATTTTAGAGTATAAAATGGCACGCTTTTTTTGGGCATTTTCCCCAGATTCTTGCTTAGAACTTCGATATTGTCCGGCATAGAAATTAGCATAATAACTAATTTCAGCAGTGTTCATGTTTACGATAAGCTTCATGATTTCCTCTTTAATCTATTACTTAAATCTTACATCATTTTACTAGAATTGTCAAGAAATTTCTGTGAAATCTTCTTTGCGAAAACAGTAAAAATGTTCTCCTTTTGTGAGGCGATCAATTGATTCAAAGTGATAGTAGATTCCTATGGCAGTCTTAATAATCCCCAGTGGTTTACATTGGGGGAAAATACGTCCATAGGAATTAACACGATAAACCTTTTCAGGGTATCGAGAGGGAATGTATTGTCCAATCATTAGGTACTTATATCCTCTAAATAACAATCAGAAAACGGAATTGTAAAAGTAATTACAGACCCATTCAGAACAGTTTCTACCCTCAAAAGCCATTGATCGTCAAAAGTTACTTCTATAATTTTTCCGACCGCTCTCGGAGGGACAGTTCGCTCTCCTATCTGAATAGATGCAGCCGTCCGCACTAGCACCCTTTCTTTTTCAAAATCAGGCAAGTCATGGATGTGAATACCATCAGCCGATAACTCATCGATTACTGGCTCCGATTCAACTTCTACTATGTCAAAATTAGAGATCGATTCATTTTTTGGGTGTGTGAAAGTGGGACTGGCAACTTGAACAATTTCTTCTTTTATCTCTGATTGGTATTCTAGGGATTCATCTTCTATCTCAAAAGCTTCTAATTCTTTTGGCTCCTGATAGTGCAACACCATACCCCTTGACTTAATTTCTAGTCGTCCATAACCAGCGTTTTCTAGCTGAGTAAGTAGGGTACGGGCGATAGATGTATTTACTTTTTCCCCATTAATTTTACGTCCGCCAAATTTGCCGACAACGTCCCGGGGTGTCATTTTTCCAGCAGTTTTAACGATCTCCCAGATTTCGGATAAAATTCCCTGTACTGGATTCTCATCCTGAGATGTAACTCCTTGAATTGTCAAGAATTGACTGATATAGAAGTCGGTCATCTTAGCAGCTTTAATGGCTGTTTGTACAGGAATACTGTAAAGATTAGTATTATCTGGATCAAATATCCAATTGAGAAGATGGATACTTAATGTAAGCCTTAAAAAGGTCTTCATTTGTTTTCCTAAGTAGGAAGCAAACGATGGATTGATCGCTCGGTACTTCTTGATAAGTATCTCGTAATGGTATTTAATCCCGAAAGCGTAGTCTTCCCCGTTTGACGTAAACCAGCAATTATAAGGATCGATAATCCCATTTTCATCAGCTTCTAGGCTAATTCCACTGATTTGATTGATAATATTTTCGATACACTCGTCAATCGAGTTGGGATCTTCTGGTGGTCTGCCAGGACGAGGATCAAGAGGTTCATGAAGTAAGAAAAGATACCGAGAAACCGCCCCATCAACATCATTAGATAAATCAAGATATTTTCTAAGTTTCTCGACTTGTATCCCACCTAATTTATTAAGTGTTTGGCCGTCTAGATAGTATCGATTATCTTTGTTTACGCGGTCAAAAGTATTTCGGATAGGGCCATTCCAGTTGCTCAAATCTCGTTGCCGGTCATTCCCTTTACCACCTGATCGGTACTGATTTAATCCCTCGAAAAATCCCGATAGCTCATCATATACGACTACCCCACCTTGCCAAGAAGGTTGTGAGGACATTGTTTTTAAAATACCATCAAGAGTACCTTCATCATAAAACCACCGACGCGCCTGACAGTGTTCTTTTTCGTAAAGACGAGGGTTAATTTCAGCGTTTGTTTTGTTTGCCTTGCGATCTGACGCTGACATTTCTTGCCATGCAACTTTTAGATCATCTAGCTTAGATTCTTCTTTAGTAACTCTCTTCTGCTCGGCTAAATCTTTTCTTTTTAAAACCCGACAAACTTCATTTTGAGTGAGAGTCTTGCCAGTAGAAACCCCGCCCAAGTCGGCGCAATAGAATATCGGGTATTCCTTCCAGCATTCCCTCTCCCTTGCGGTAGTTCGGAGGTTAATCGCAAACCGGCTACCCAGAATAGCTCCTAGTATTGGCCATAAAGAATGTAGTAATCTGATTGGGGGTTGATTTAATGTCTTGGCACGACTTATAATCGCTTCGGCTAAAGGTTTCGGAAGTATTTCAGAAAGATCAATCTCTTTTTTCTGGTAATGCTTACCTTTCAGGAACCCTTCTAATCCTGATTTAATAGCGTCCCCTTCTGCTATTTCTGTTTTACGGATTTCAATTAAATGCCGTATTTCTGCTGGTTTCTTACCAGTAGCTTTTGCCCACAGTTCGACTTTTTCTTGCCACTGAGTTCGGGTAATTTCGTCTTGCCCAATACAGCCGTCAATAGCTGTTATTAGGTCTTGAAAAGTCATCGTTTCTGTTACTGTGACTTCTTTTTCTTTGCTCTCTTTTATTTCTTTTGGTTCATCAACTATTGAGGCTAATAATTCCTTAAGATCGATTTTCTTTTCCTCAATCCAATTAAGAATATCTACCCCTTGAGAATCTGGTAAATGATTCCACAAAGGAGAATCTGGATACGCATAAAGCCATTTTGCATCGGGGAAATCTTGATAAATTTTCTGGCAGTGAGACACTCCCCCTTTGTCACGATCAGGACATAAAATCAGATTTGCTCCCTTTAAAGCTTCCGTGTGGGACGGTTGCCATTTTTTTGATCCGCCTATATTACAAGTGGCAACTAATCCTAGAGATTCTAGTTTCTCTACCTTAGTCTCACCCTCAACTATGAAAATCTGGATTCCTTCCTTGATAGCCTTTTCTAGCCGATCTTGACGGTAAAGAGGTATATCTTTGTACTTAATATCGCCTATGCCCCATTCCCAAGTTTTACCATTATCTGTAGAGTGCTTCTGTTTAATATCCTTTTTCCAAATACCATCTTCTTGATAGTCTTTGCGGTACACGCAGATTCTCACCCCACTGGTAAGGGAAGGATAAACGAAGTATTGAGTTTTTTCTGTTTTGTAGTCGGAAAATTTGACTTCTTTCTTGAGATAGTAGAGCGGTGTACCCTCACTATCTACTTTGCTCGATTTTTCCCATCCCGGTGCGGGTTCGTGATCTCGATTGCAGACCGAGAGTAAATTGCCGTCTTCAGATGTGTACATATAGCACCAATCAGGCTTGCCACAGTGGGGACAAGGATTGTTTTTGTCGATCTTGACACGATTCGAGGATTGTGTTACCATAAATGTTATTGAAATAAAAAAAAAGTGTTTTGTTTACAGACCCGCTTCCGAGCGGGTTTTTTGTTGGGTGGAGTGGTAGGAAACAAATCAAAGTATCTACTATCCTAGCAGAATTTTCTTGATCGGTAAATACTACACTTACACTACATCTGTAAATCCTTGCTACGCTTAGGCTTTAGGCTATGTAAGGAGTTGTAAAACGCAGCTTCGCCCTCTTTTCTAGCATTGAGTTCGGCATCAATGGGGATAAAAAGGTAGGATTTTAGTGCAATCTCAAACACTTCTTGGGTCTTTAGGTCTAAAACCTCAGCCCTTTGACAAATTTCAGCCCATAGCTCTCGTTTTACGCGGACTGAAACAACTTTTATTGGGGCATCTTGATTAGCGGACATAGTTTAATCTACAGAATTTTCTATATTGTAGCATAAAAGCTGAGATTGATCGTAAGTTTTTTGTAAGTTTTTTGTAAGTTTTTTGCAGGGTAGTGTAAGATAAGGGTATCTTATCAAAATACACTTTTATGGCTACACCACGATTCAATAGCGACGGATCACCCCGAAAACGAGTAAAAAGTTCGGCTCTGACAGAAAAAGGGATAAGCAAAATGTCCGACACTATTAAGGCAAAAAGAATGGGGCTAGGTATGACCCAAGCCGAATTTACTGAGTGGATACTAAAAGAAGGCCGGCGATTGGGATTACCTGGCACAGAATTTTCTGGGGGAGCGGTTCAAAACTGGGAGCTAAAAAATATCGCTAGTTGCCCTGATCTAGGGAATATGCGATTACTAGCTGCTGTATTTGGCCTTGATACAGATTCTTTTGTGAATTATCTTAATGGCGACTGGCCAACAATTCAGGATTTTCTAAAAGATACAATCAATCAAAAAAAGGATTGTGTTAAAAATCCTAATTTAGTTCCCGAACTTTTTCAGGAAGCTGATCCTCAAGTTAAAGCAAAGCTTGTAATTAAAGAAGTTGAGTCTCTTTACTCAAAGCTAGATGAGTTACAGAAGATGATTAAAGAGATCGATCTAGAAGATGTGAAAGCTTTTCTGTGTTCTGCCCCAAAAGATTTACAGAAAGAGGTTTATCAATATTTACAGGAGAAACTAATCGGAGCATAACAGAAAAGAACAGAGGGTTAACCCTCTGTTTTTTATTTGAGATTTATTGGAACATATCATTTGTTGCTTGATATGTTCTAACTGGAGTAAATCCTTGTTTATCTTTTCGGTTAATTCCATAATCACTTAAGTACGGACCGTAAAGGGGAATACTTTCTAAATGTCTATAATAATCCTTTAAGCTCCATCGGCTGCCATCAGAAAAT